ACCTGTTGTTTAAATGTATTAAATTTAACATCAATCTTACCCTTATATTTACTTTGAATTTTTTTAACAGCATCGGCGTGTATTTTTGTACCGACTTCTAATCTATTCTTATCTAGGTTGTTAGATCCGTCGTTATCTAAATTATCCTCACCGCCTGGATTAGATGAAATATTTCCGTGTATTGTACCGTCGAAAGTAATTGATTTTGCTCCGTCTTTAATTGCTTTATCTATAGTAGTTGATACGCTCTTAACTTCTTGATCGACTGACCATTCGAACTGATCTGAGGGTAGTTCATGGGAGCCTACCTTGAAGGTGGCGGCGGTGGCGACATTCTTAACTTTTGTATTTGTTAGATCTTGATAATCTTTTGTGAATTTTTCTAATCCTCCTGCTGATTTAATATCTACAGATTTAATATTACCGCTTTTTTGACCGCCTTGATGGCCTGCATCTGCGAATCCAGTATCCGTATCAGTGTCTGTTGGAACTCCGGGATCGCTACCGGCTTGCTGTGCATTAGGGCTAAAAATATGTGATGATGGTCCGCCGGCGGCGTCGACTATATTTGCTACACCTGGTCCTAATGCTCCAACCATGGGGAGTAGCACCATGCCTACTTTTCCAAGTTTTCTTAAGATAGGGTGCTTTTTAAAGAAATCTCTAAATTTCTGTATAAAGCCGGGGCTAACTTCTTTCTCTACTGATTGTAAGTATGTGTAATTTGCTAAGTAGGGCTCACCTTCGATTCCTTCTGGGGGTCTTACAACAATGTAAGTTTGGTTTTTAACCAGTCCTTCGTCCTTCCCTGCATCGTCGTTAAAGATAAAACTCTTATTCCATGTCGCTTCTGGGTTGCTTTCCCCTGTGTATTTAAATTTTGATCCTATTTTTAATCCTTTCGGTATAGTAGGCGATTGTATAATATCCGCTTCTGCTTCTTGTAAAGCATCGGGTGGTAGTGAAGCTAAAATTGCAATAGACTTTTTGTATTTTTTATGTTTTTCTGCTTCTGGAGCTAAGGCTTCTATATCACTTACAAACTTTTTTGGGTCTTCTCCATTATCTTTTAATGCTTCTAATCCTTTTTCAATTTCTTTTTCTTGATCAGGATCTTGCTTTATTGCTTTTTTGAACAAGCCTTTAAAGCTGTCTATAATTCCTTCATTTAATAAGTTTGGATCACCTCCGTTTTCAATTAAGTGAATTTTTGCTTTTGCTTCGGCTAGAATATCTATAAAATTTTCTAACTCACTGTTGTAGGTTGGTAGACCTGCTAATTGTACCATCCTATTAATACTATACTCAGGTTTTTGAATTGTTTTATTATCCATGGTGATATCTTATAAATAGATAAAAAGCCCCTAACTTAATAGGGGCTCTTAATACTATTCTGGTTCGTCCTGGAAGTAATGGGGTGTTACATCCTCGTAAGCTTCTTCTACTACTGTAAAGTCTCCTCCTCCTAGAATGGCGGACCATTCCTTAGTATGAGCATCCTTATAGTTTTTAAGCTGTTTCTCGTCATCGTTTAAGAATCCGTGAGGAGTCATGATGATTTTACCTCGAGTTGTAATTCCGTTGATATGATTCTTATCAATCTGGAGATTAGTTCTTTTGGCGAATTCTACCTGCTTACCGTTCTTGATTGCTTTGATCTTAGAGGTACCTGCATTCATGATGTTACCAAACGTTACTACAAAGGTTGCATCGTACCACATGGCAAATCCTCCCTTGTTCATAAGCTTCGGTTGACCCATTGGTGATTCAGGCTTTTGAGTCCATACTTTGTTTACTACTACTAATGTATTAGTGTACGGTGAAGACTCTTTCCTTGACATTACAATCCGTTGATTTACTCCATTACCGAACTGAGTTGACATTGCACCTGCATTCCATTCGTTATTATTCTTGTTAGAACGTACTGAAAGGTCACAAGGTACTGAACCGATTGAATCCCATAGGAATAACAAATCGTGAGGTAAGCTTCCTTTCTTCTGCTCATCAATCAAGTCTAAAATGAATCCAGCAACATCCTCGATTGTATTTAGAGTCTCTCTATCAACATAGATAAAGAATCCACCGTAATCAAGAACTTCCCCGGTTGTTTCATCGATAGTCTGTTCTACCTGAAGACCCATCTGGATGGCATGCTCCCAGTTCCATTTCATCTCAGTAGTAATGAATACTGGTAATACTCCTGCTTTTTGGGCTGATACTGCTGCTTCAAGTAATGCAGTAGTCTTTCCTGTATCGGAGTGACCTCTTAGCATTACAATGTGACCCATTGGAATTCCTGGTATGGATGTAACCTCCTGAAAAGCAGGAGATAATGGAATCCATTTTTGATCTTTAAATTTTACGTTGCTTTTTAGAAACTTCTTCTCTTTGAACTTATCTAAAGAGAATCCTTTCTTAAGCTCAGCAGACACGGCCTCTGTTAAAGAAGCTTTTTCTTTCTTAGCCATAGTCTATTAGAAAGGTAAATCGTTGTCGTCGTCGTTGAATAAAGAATCGAACTTGTCGGCTTTAGATTCTACTTTCTTACCTTGAGTCTCTAGAGTAAATGGATTCTCAGATTTCTTCCAAGGAAGTTCCTCCTTTGCAGGTTTTGCATCATCAAAGTTAGTAGCAGGCTCTGAAGAGATTACTCCTTCTTCTTCGTCAGGTGCTAACCATTTCTGTAATACAGACTTCATATCATCGAAAGGCATTCTTGAGAATACTTTTAAAGGCTCTGGTTGATCGTTAAGGATAGTCTGTAACAACGTATCATCATCGGTCAAAGTAGATTCCTTAGTACGTGCACGAACGGTAGTCTTATTAAAACCTGTTCCTGTAGTATCAGCTCCTACTGTAGTCAAATTCAAGTCACGACCTGAAATGATGTCAGTGTAATCCCCGATGTCCTCATCTTCTACCATAGAAAGTAATTCCATGTAAATTTCTTTACCAAAGCCCCAAAGTTTAACTCCGTCAGCTTCTTCACCTCTAACGATAATGGGTACAAATACCCTCATTTTAGGATCTAGTTTACGTGCCAATCTCCAAGACTCTTTGTCTTTACTGGTTCTTAACTGTTTAGCGAATTCAACGATAGGATCTTTCTCATTCCAGTTTGTAGGAGAGATGATTGGATTCTTGTCGATTCCGTAGTGAAAATACAGTTCCGAAAAAGGATTTGATTTATTGTACGCGGAAGGTACAATACGAATTGTTTGCTTGCCCACGGCAGGTTTCCAGAAGACATTCTTACGTGCCTCACCGGAAGGACGGCTTTGTTGAGTTTGCAAAGCGCTTAGCTTTGCTTTGATTGAATTGATATCCATAAATTGTTTTTATTTTAATATACGTAACCTAATTAAGAATAGCAACTTATAATTCAACGATCTGATAAATCTTTGTGCGTAGAAGCTTGAGATCACCTTGTTGAGTTAATAGTACTGTATTCTTATAATGCTGCCAGTGATTCTGTAGTTTGTATCTACAATGCCTTCATTGAGGCTCTTAATCAATTCATTTAAAGCATTAATTGTATAGAGAGTGTTAGTCTCTTTTTTCCTATGAACTAGGATTGTATTTTCTGGAATGTTATTAACGTTGGGTTGATCGACGTTATAAGTACAAACGTACTCGTCGTTACTCTTAATATATAAAACAAAAATCTTATTATATAGAATAGTATATTCGCTAGATATATCCTTTATAAAGGAATCCACTTCATTTAGTGGCACGAATGTACAAAATAACTTATTATTCACGTCTCCGGTATTGATAGTTTCTCTATCATAAATATCAAAGGGGCTGTAAAGTGTTGTAGTCTGGTCCATAACTTGTTTTTATCTGTAGGTTTTTGTCTTTAAATACTGTTAATATCTGCTTAATCTCTTCTTTATCCTGCTTATTAACATCTAATAGGAAAGCATCGTAAGTATAAAGTACTAATTTTGTCTCCTTATTATTAATAATATAGATGATTTCTTTAAGGATTGCAACGTTGCTGTAAGTTTCCCAATGCTGAATTACGTAATTAAAGAGCTTCTGTGGGTTCATATTAGGTAAGTCGTCTTTTTTAAACACCTTTCCGGTCTCTTGAACTACATACTTACCCTTACTGCTGAATGTATTCCAGATCTCTTCGATAAGCTTCTGAGTTAACTGAAAGAATTCAAAGTCTTTATATTGATCGAAGATATGTCCGTATAGCTGCTTAAAGACTAGACTCTTTGCTTCTGCTCGGTCCATTCCGTACTTAGCTGCAAAATCTTCGTAGATATCCCCTGTCGGTGAATCATAACCAACCATCTGTGCGATCAACGTAGGATGGTAGGCTGTCAAGTCAATCTCTAATAAAAAATCGTTTCTCGGTATAAAAACCGATCTAGAACCGTTTTCTTTAGGTAGAGCAGCAAAGTTTAAGCTATTAAACGTATTTGAAGGTCGGCCGGTGGTAGTATTGAGGTTGTATTGAGAGAATGTATAGGAGTTATAGCGGGATAGAAAGGGTCTCTTTAACTCAAAGTACCTTTCAAAGGCACTATTAACCTTCAAACCGTTTCTTTCTATAAACCAGAATACATTCGATAGATCATCGTGATATTCGTTAGGAATATACCGCTTAATTACTGGGATATACTCATCGAATATAATCTCACACTGCTCAAAATGCTTTACTATTGGTATGATTGAATTTAGATCTTCACTTTCGTAATACCTCTGAGAGTAGAATAGGTGAGTGGGAGTCTGCTTTTTTACTTCCTTATACTCTGATAAATTAAGATCGTAGGTATTTGAGCCGAAATACGAATGACTCAATGCTTTTTTGTCCGGAGTATAAATTTTCTTAAAAGTTCTTAGGTATTCTTTAACCTGTAAGGG